CTATTTGAGCCTATAAAATCTATTCAGCCGTATTATGAAAAAACATACTAAAATATATTTTGATTATTTCGGTTATTCGATTTCAGATGTTATATTGTGTGAGATATGCAATAAAGTGGCAGTAGATATACATCATATTAACGCACGTGGAATGGGTGGAAGTTCAAAAGATAGTATAGATAATTTACAAGCATTATGCAGAAATTGCCATATTGAATATGGAGATAAAAAACAACATAAACAATTTTTAAATGAAATACATCAAAGTAAACTTAAAGCCTTTATCGGTAAATAAAGCGTGGAAAGGAAAAAGAATTAAAACTACTGATTATAGTAAATTTGAAAAATCATGCTTATTAATACTACCAATTTATGAAATTCCAAAATGTGACTTAGAGTTATTTATACATTATGGTTTTAGCAGTAAAGGTTCTGATATAGATAACCCAAATAAAATGGTTATAGATATTTTGAGTAAAAAATATGGCTTCAATGATAATTTAATTTACAGACTAATTGTAACAAAAGAAATAGTTGCTAAAGGAAATGAGTTTTTTGAATTTAGTATAAAAGGACTTAAGTAAAGAACATTACATTGAGATAGCTAAAAAATATAAAGAACTTTGTAAAAAATAATTAAAAAACACTTGCAAATATAGAATACTATTGCTATATTTGCGTAAGGGATTGGAACACCTAAAAACTGATTATGAGAGAAAATATATCATTAACATACTACCGCAACATTTGTAGAGAGGTTTTTCAGTTCCTCGTTCCAACTACATCTGTTGCGGTTTTTATATTTTACTTTTATGGCAAATAGCAAAAACTTAACGGTTATTTCTAAACTTATAGGAATACACACTGAAATGGAATGTTTTATCAATACAAACGATAAAATAGTTATTTCTATTGAATATGAAGACGATGTTTATCCGAATATTTTTGTATTTGAGGATGAAGATGATATTGATTGTTTTATAAGTGAATTAAAATTACTAAAAAAACAAGTATATGGCTAAGAGATTTTCAGATACAGATAAATGGAAAAAGCCTTTTATAAGGTCTTTACAAGCACCTTACAAGCTACTATGGTTGTATATTTTAGATGATTGTGACCATGCTGGAGTTTGGCAAGTTGATATGGAAATAGCTAATATTAAAATTGGTGAAAATCTAAATACTGAAACTGCATTAAAACAATTTGGAGATAAAATAACTGTATTCGATAGCGGTGAAAAATGGTTTATAAAAGACTTTATAGATTTTCAATATGGTGAATTAAATCCTAAAAACAGGGTGCATGAATCCGTACTTTCTATTTTAAAAAAGTATAATTTAATTTTAGAAATTAAGCACCTTACAAGCCCCTTACAAGGTGCTAAGGATAAAGATAAAGATAAAGACAAGGATAATTGTATTATTAGTAGTGAAAATTTTGAAAATTTTTTCTTTGTAAAAGATGAAAAAATAGAAGGCGGTTGTGTTGATTGGTTTTTGAAAAATCAAAGAAATATTTTTGAATCAGAATTAATGAAAAATCAAATATCAAAACATGAAAATAGTATAATTGCAGAATTAAATAAATTATTTCCTAATGGCAGTTTATTTAATGATTATTCTCATATAACAAATTCTATGAGAAAAAAAATAAAAGACATGAAACAAAGTTTTAACCCTACACTTGTACGCTAATGGATTACGCAGATTTTGGAATACAGATACCATACGGCAAACATTCAGGCGAAATAACTACAACTTGTCCTAAGTGTAGCCATACACGTAAAAAATCAAAAGATAAGTGTTTAGGTGTAAATTTAGATAAGAAAGTGTGGCGGTGCAATCATTGCAATTGGAGTGGATTTTTGAAAAATGAAATACAAAAAGTGGAGTATAAAAAACCAATATGGACTAACAAAACTGAATTATCTACTAAGGTAGTTCAATGGTTTGAAACTCGCAGTATTTCACAGAATACACTTTTAAAAGCTAAAATTACAGATAGCATTGAATGGATGCCACAATCACAGAAAGATGAAAATGTAATTCAGTTTAATTATTTCCGTAATAATGAATTGATAAATATAAAATATAGAAACGCTAAAAAACAGTTTAAGCTATTTAAAGATGCTGAATTGATATTTTACAACTTAGATGGAATTTACAAAAATGAAACGTGTTTTATAGTTGAAGGTGAAATGGATGCGTTAAGTTTAATTGAAGCTGGTATAGATAACGTTGTTTCAGTTCCAAACGGTGCAACTATTACAACTAATAATTTGACATACTTAGATAATTGTTACGATTATTTTTTAGATAAAACAGAAATTATACTATGGCTCGATAATGATACGGCGGGGCGTAAACTAAAATACGATTTAGCGGAACGTTTAGGATTTGAACGGTGTAAATTTATTGAGATAGAAGATTGCAAGGATGCAAACGAATATTTGATTAAATACGGTTTAAATGCGGTTATAACGGTACAATCAAAAGCACAATACTTTCCTTTAGAAGGTGTTTATACAATATCTGATGTTTCAAATGAAATTGATGATATGTACATAAACGGATTAGACAGAGGTGTATGTCCTGAAATACCAGACTTTAATTTGAACATAGTAAAAGGATATTTAACTGTAATAACAGGTATTCCTTCACATGGTAAATCTGACTTTTTAGATTACATTTGTTTGCAGTTAAGAATGAAACATAATTGGAGAGGTTGTTTTTATTCACCTGAAAATAGACCTACTCAATTGCATTTTTCTAAAATGGTGCGAAAGATAAGCGGAAAGCACTGGGATGGATTTAATAGAATATCAATTGAAGAGGTTAACGATATTAAGCAGTATTTAGATAAGTATGTTTGGTTTTTAAAGCCTGAAAAAGACTTTACACTTACTTCTATACTTAACCAAATTAAAGCCATAAAACAGCGTTATGGACTCGAATACTTTGTTATTGATGCGTGGAATAAAATAGAACACGCAGACGATAAGACAAGCTATATTGGTAAATGCTTAGATGAAATAGTTACCTTTTGCGAAATAAATAACGTTCATTGTTTTTTAGTAGCGCACCCTACAAAGATTAAAAAGAATATGAATACAGGAAAATATGAAGTTCCGACTTTGTATGACATAGCTGGTAGCGCAAACTTCTACAATAAAGCAGATAACGGAATTTGTGTTTATAGAGATTTTGAAGAGCAAAAAACATACGTACATATTCAGAAAATTAAGTTCGACCATTGGGGAACTGAAAGCTGTGCTGTGTTTACTTATGATGTAAAAAGTAAACGCTATCAAAGTGATACACCCGACTTAGGCAGTTGGTTAAACCCAAAAAGCCTATATAATGAAATGATAGAATATGTAAACGGAAAGCCAAAAGAAGATTTAACAGAATTTGATATATTTTAAGATATGAGTACTTTTGAAAAAATGAAAGCATTAAAAGAGTTATTAGGTGACAAGTATTACTATTACTTAGGTACTATGATAATAGATGGATTTGAAGTAAAAGAAAGTGTAGATTTTCTGTACTATCAACATTTTGCAAATTAAAATTTAAAAAGATGAAATACAAAATACTTAACTTATATGCCTGTTTAGGTGGTAATAGACTAAAATGGGATGAAGTTGCAAAAGAAGCTGGAATAGAAATTGAAGTTACTGCGGTTGAATGGGATGAAGAATTAGCTAAGTTATATAAAGAAAGATTTCCTAATGACATTGTAATTATTTCTGATGCACATCAATATTTATTAGAACATTTTAAAGAATTTGATTTTATTTGGAGTTCACCACCATGTCCAAGCCATTCACGCGTAAGGATAACACAAAAGAATAGAGAAAATTTTAAGTTTTTATACCCTGACTTAAAATTGTATGAAGAAATAATATTTTTAGATAATTTTTTTGAAGGTAAATATGTTGTGGAAAATGTAACGCCTTACTATGAGCCATTAATTGCAGCACAAAAAAGAGGCAGACATTTATACTGGACTAACTTTAATTTGCCAAAAAATATAAAAGAAAGGAATTTAGGGGGCATTCTTTGTGAAATGAAACAAGAAGTAAATGTATTATCGGAATTTCATGATTATGATTTTAGAAAATATAAAGGCGAACAACCAATAAATAAAATAGCAAGGAATTTAGTTGACTACGAAGCCGGGAAAACAATATTTGCAACTGCATTAGGTATTCAGATGCAGCAAAACAAAAAACAAGGCGAACTTTTTATTTATACAGATTCTAAATTACAAAAATAAATTGCAAAAATGATACACAGTAATAAAATAAGTTGTATATTGCATTAAAATAAAAAAGCCATGACAGAGTCACAAAAAAAAGCAAAGGAGTTAATTGATAAGTTTATGAATCCAATAGATGGATTATATAAATATCCAATGTGTTTTGATACATCTAAGCAATGCGCAATTATATGTGTTGATGAGATAATACTTACATTGAATAAAGATATAAGAGATTTAGACGTTGTCGGTAATGTGTTGTTAGATTTAATTGATTTTTGGAGAAAAGTACGCAACGAGATTGTTAACTACAAAAAATAATATTATGGATATAGATGAAATTTTAGAAAGACACAATAAGGCGTTTAATTTGCAAAATGTAATATTAAAAGCTAATGTAAAAGAAGCCATAAAAGAGATAATACAAGAAACGCTTAGAATGGCTGCGGAGGATGCGGAAGTAAAAACAATAACAGAAGTTGATATAGATGGTTATCCTACCACTTTTTCAATAGTTGACAAAGACAGCATAACCAACGTAATAAACAAAATAAAATTCTAATATGAGAACAAATATAGAAAAAGAACTGTGGAGTAAATATTTCCCTAATGAAGAATTTGATTATGATAACTTCTATGACTGGTCAAGAGAAAATGCTTTTGAATTATTACCGTTAGCATTAGAGTTTTCAGAAAAAATAAAACAAGAATACGCAGATGAATTTGCTTGTGCATTTGCAGAGTGGAAAGATAAATACGAAATGGAATATAATTTTAGGGCTCAACATACACACAACATAAAAGAATTACACGAAATATTTAAACAAGAAATCAATGGAAAAGTATAAAGAACAAATAGAGAAAGAAGCTAATGAATATGCTTATGCATTTGGCAATGGAATATATAGTGATGGATTGTACAAAGGCTTTGTTGATAGTTTTAACTCCAAAATATCGGAGCGCATAAAGGTAGAGTTTACATTGAAAATATTAGATGAATTAAAACAAGAATCACCTTTCCCAAATTATGTACCGCATCAATATATAAATAACAAAATCACCGAACTAAAAAACAGTATAAAATGAAAAACGTAATTATGAAGATATTTATTTGCAAGAAATTAAAATGATTAAAGATTTATCGATGTATAAATATATTCCATATAA